ACACTATCAGGGCAAGGGCCAAGGCTCACAAGATCACCATGGCTGCGGTGTGCGAGGCCGCTGGCATCCAGCAGTCCCAAGTCAGCCGGTGGCTGTCTGGAACTGTGGAGCCTCTGTGGACATCAGTCAATCAATTGAACATTGCGCTCAATAAACTGATAGAGCAATCACCAGTCATTGTCGATTGAGGCAGCAGCTGGTGCGCTGGCTTTCTTTGGCGAGATTCCAAAGTCAGCAGCTGCACTGGGTTTGCTACCGCCCAATGACTCACCCTTTTCCAAGAGCATGATGTTGTTGAGTCCAAAGCTGACACCTTTATTGCCGGCCTGGTCATACGCATAGGCATTCACGGCAACACGGCCATAGTCGCCAGAGACAATATCTTGTGATCCAAGAATGTCATGGCCATGGGCATCTACTGCACCAGGCTTGGCGGTTGACTTGGTGTTGAAAAAGAAGTGGCCAGCGTATTCAGCGCTTAATGGCGAGCCATCAGATTTGACTTCTGTATCGCCATCACGCAATGGATTGCGAACAGTCTTTGGGATTTTGTCTCCGAACTTGGCAGTCAATGCCTCTTTGGCTGCGGCCTTTAACTGGGCCACAGTGTCAGTGTCAGTCTTTGGGACCAGCACCTGGGTGGAGAACTCTTCTTTGCCGTTCATCTCATTCTTGCGTGCAGTCAGTGCTGAGAAATAAGAGAAGCGAACTTTACCGGTTACGACTTTTGTCATGGTTTTTTCCTTTTAAGGGTTTACAGGGTTTTCACGTTTCTGCGATTAAACAGAAATTGCACTTTAGCACAAATGTCAGTTAAGATGCCTGCAAGTTAAAACGAGGAAACCGAAAATGCAGTTATTCCCACACCAGCAGGAAGCCAAGCTCTTCTTGCTCTCTAGGCGAAGGGCCATACTGGCCGACCAGCCCCGTGTTGGTAAGACTCTGCCAACGGCAGCAGCAGCCCTAGAAAACCTCCCAGCCCTGATCGTTTGCCCAGCCATTGCCAAGACAGTCTGGGAGGCGGCTTTCAGTAAGCTCGCCCCCAACGTCTCAGTCCATGTGGTCAATGGCAAACGTGAGGCTTCAGAGGTAAATTCAGCAGATATCACCATCATCAACTATGACATTCTGCAATATGGACTAACGAATGTGGACAGATATAACACACTGGTTTTGGATGAGTGCCACAGGATTAAGAATCCAAAAGCCCAAAGAACGAAGGCTGCAATGCTGGCCATGAAAAAGATTGACCATGTCTATGCGCTCAGTGGCACACCCATCCCAAACAGGCCCATTGAACTGTGGCCCATCCTGCACGGCCTTGGCATCTACAGAGGCGGCTGGTTTGACTTTGCAGCCCGTTACGCAAAGATGTGGAACGCGCCATGGGGCTTGGATACCAGTGGGGCCAGTAATCTGCCAGAGCTGAAAGAACTCATGCGGCCCCATGTCCTGAGACGCAAAAAAGAAAACATCTTCAAAGACTACAAAGACCCACAGGTCTCACTGATCACCTTTGATCTGGCCAATGACAAACGCGAGCAAGCCTTTGATGCCGATGCCTTGATGGCAAACCCCAACGCCTTGCTGGCCTTTGAGGGCTTGGCCGAGATCATGCGCGAGGCCGGTATGCGCAAGGTGCAATACGCTGCCGACTTCATCGATGACTTGCTCCAGGCCAATGAGCCGGTGGTGGTCTTTGCGCACCACAAGGATGTGGTGGCCGAGCTGGACAAATTGCTCATGGTCCACAAGCCCGTGATTGTGGTGGGTGACACATCAAGGGCCAAGCGCGACAAGGCCATTGCAGATTTCCAAGCCGGCAAGACCCTGTGCATCATTGGCAACATTGCCGCCATGTCTGAGGGTGTGGACCTCTCGGCTGCCGACACCATTGTCTTTGTTGAATGCACTTGGTCCACCTCGGCACTGGAGCAGGCATCAAGCCGTGTGGAAAACATCAACAAGTCAGGCATTCCACCCGTCATCTACATTCTGACCATCAAGGCCAGCTTGGACCATACAGTCTTGGCCAAGGTCCTAAAGAAGCTCAATGTCGTGAATCAAATTATTTAACCTGGAGAAACCATGCAACATGAAACCCGAAAACACGCTCGACTCTCAGCATCCCGCACAGACAGATTCATGTCTTGCCCAGGCTCATACCGGCTTGAATCCCTCATGCCTTACGAGCCAGCCGGTGAGGCCGCGGCCATTGGCACAGCGATCCATGAACTGTCTGAGATCATTCTGCGCAATGGTGAAATACCAGCCGGAACTGATCCTGACCATGTGGCCATGGCCCAAGGCTATGCAGACTTTGTCAACACTCTGGTCGAGAATCCGCGCAAAAAGCTGATTGAGGTCAACCTCGATGAAGGCTTGAAGTCTCTGCACCCAGCACTTGGTGGGACTGCTGACGCAGTCCTGGTCGATGGCAACCACCTTCATGTCATTGACTTGAAGACTGGCCGTGTGGCCGTAGAGGCCGAAGACAACAAGCAGCTCTTGACCTATGCACTTGGCGCCATGCGTCAGCTTAAAGCGCCAAACACCATTGAATGCACTATGCACATCTACCAGCCCCGTGTTGGCCACAGCAAGTGGACAGTGTCTGGTCTACGTCTGGAGCTACACGGCAGGCGCTTGCAGTCGGCTGCCGAGCTGGCGCTCACAAGCGATGCACCAACCCATCCAAGCCCAGATGCCTGTCGGTACTGCAAGGCCAAGACCATTTGCCCCAGTATGCGTGAAAAGGTCCAAGAGACCGCTAGGAACGATTTCAAGCCAGACACGACAGTCACCCCTGAGATGCTCGATGACGCGGCTCTGGTGGCCGCATGGGCCGATGCCGTGCAGGCTGCCGCCAAAGAGCAGCTCACAAACGGAAAGTCAATCCAAGGCTGGACCATGCGCGCAGGCCGAAAGACAAAGTTTTGGAAAGATGAGGCGCTGGTCCAAGAAGCATTCAAAGACAACATGAGTGCATGGGAACTTAAAAGCCCCAGTGCTGTCTCAAAACTTGGCATCGAGATATCCGAAAACCTAGTCGGTGAGAAGGTGGCTGCGGCTTCATTGGTGAGGGCTAAAGAATGACAAGAGAAGACATCATTCGCATGGCACGAGAGGCAGGAGAAGCTGAAGGCATGGCTGAGTTGGCGACACAGCACATAATTTTGCTGCTTTTGTCAGGGGGATGAAGCAATGACTAAAGAAGCATTGAATTTGGCATTGGAGGCGTTGGAAGTGGCAAACAGTTGCGTTGACGGCTACTACATCCCGAAAGGAAAGACACATTTGCCAGAAATTGAATTAGCTATCATTGCCATTAAAGAAGCCTTGGCCAACGAAGCCCTCGACAAGATGGCAGAGAACGCCAGAGAGTTAGGGCTGGACTATGAGCCAGAGCAACCAAAGGTAAGAACAGGAAATTGTTTGCGGGTAGGTGTTTGCGCATCGGAAGGCCACAAGATTCAACCACAGCGCACATGGGTTGGGCTGACAGATGAGGAGATTGAATATGCGTTTAAAACCAATTCAGTCATGGTTGACAACGGCAATGCCTATATGGTCGCAGGATTACGAGCAGTCAATATTGCCCAAGCCATTGAAGCCAAGCTCAAAGCCAAAAACACTTAAAGAATAGAATCCAAACCTCATGCCAAAAGAAAAGACCTGATAGCGCGTAAACGCTACCAGGTCAAAAGTTCAACTCTCATGGCAACTAACAAATGAAACCCCAACTTAAAGGAATTTCAGTGACCATCTTAACTGAAACACCCCTGCCAGACACGTTCAGCCAGTCCCAGTCAGTGGCCTGCAAGATTGGCGCTGTCGCCCCAGATGCAGTCTTCTGCACCTTTGCCCTGCAAGGCTCAAAGAAAATCCCGTACAAGCGGTCTGGCCAAGGTGTGGCCCGTGATACTGACCCCACTGACCTCTACAACGCTGAAGACGTCTGGGCCATGGAGTCATGCCCTCATGGCCAGTATCTTGGCCTAGTGCAGCAGCGCCCCATCATCAGCGCATCAGGGAACTATTTGGTTTGCCTTGATGTGGACATGAAGCACGCATCAGGACCAACCAACGTGGCCATCCAGCGCATGGCCAAGTACGTCAAGCAAAACAAGATGCTGACCGAGGTCTCCGTCTCAGGCCGTGGCCGTCATGTCTTTTTATGGGTCTCACAGCCCAAAGAATCTGACCAGGTGCTGCCTAAGTACAAGCTAGGCGGTGGGCAAGAGTTAGAAGTATTCGGCCTGCCAAACAGTGCCGGCAAGTCAGTGCTACTTAGTGGCAATCAATTGGTGGGTGAATTCCAAGAGGCCGTGGACCTTTATGCCTTGCTCCAAGACTGGGGCATCATCGAGCAGCACCAGCTGCAAGAGCCAAAGCCAACTGCACCACCGAGTCAATCATTTGACTTCACCCAATTAGGCTCAAGGCTGGATGACAGCGACCTTGATCGTGCGGTCAAGGCTTTGCACCATATTTCCCCAGACTGTGACTATGACCAGTGGATTGAACTGGGCCAAGCGCTGCACACCGAATTCGGAGAGGCTGGTCTCGGCCCATGGATGACATGGTCCATGGCCGGCAACAAATTCCAAGGGACCAAGGATATAGAGACCCACTGGAAGAGCTTTCACCAGGGCAAGGGTGTTGGCATTGGCACACTCTTCAAGCACGCCAAGGACTGTGGCTATGAGCCACCCACCAAGCAGACCGAGCGCAATTCAGCGGTGCAAGACTTTGCAGCTGTGATCAGTCAGGCCCAAGGCGATGCACCAGTGACCGTTGAAGCACCACAAGGCTGGCCAGAGCGCCAGTTATCCATTGGCAGCCTCAAGCCCATCCGCTACATGGTCAAGGGCTTCTGGGCGCATTCCTTTATGGTGCTGGCCGGTCAGCCTGGCATTGGCAAGACCACAGCGGTCATCAGTCTATGCATGGTCATGGCAGGACTACAGGCCAAGGACTGCGAACTCACAGCCACCAAAAAGAGAAAAACAATCATAGTGACTGAAGACAGTGACCAGGTCGAGCGCACACTCACCGGATATTCACGCCATTATGGGATTAGTGCCAGTGAACTCTCTAATTGGTTTGTCATTATCGATGCCAAGAGAAGCCAAGTTAAAGACTTACTCATGCTTGCACATAATGTGATTCACCACACAATAGATAATGTCCGGCCATTATTAGTTCTTGATACTGCCAACGCAACAATGGATATTGATAATGAGAATGACAACTCAGAGGTCGGTAGTTTCATTGCAGCCCTAAAGCAGACCATCTACATTCAGCTGGACACGCCAGTCTGCATCATCACACACACCAACAAGACCATCAGCAAGGCCGACTCAGATGCCACTGCCCGTGGAGCAAGCGCATTCACCGGTGATGCAACCCTGACCGGTGTTCTCTTTGAAGATGAGACCAAGACCCGTTATATGCGACTGGTCAAGACCCGCTACCAGCCCAACTTTAGAGAAATCAAGTTCAACTCCGATGTCTTTGCTGACACTGTCCTTGATGAAGATGGCCTTATCCAAGAGCAAATGGTCCTCCTGGTCGTGCCAGCCATGTCCTCGGAAGAAGACCGAAGGCAGGCAGCTAACGACCGGCAGAACGACAAAAAGCAACAGCAAGTCCAAGATGCAGCAGACGCGGCCTGCAACTTTGTCCAGTCCATCATCAATGCCAAAGGCGCTGTCATCATGCGCAGAGGCAGTGGCCGGCCATCAGTGCCAAAAGAAATGCAATCGATGCACCAGCTGGAATGGGCTGACATCTATCAGGCCGTGCCAGTGGCTGACCAAAGCTATGCGAGAAAGGCCGTGAGCAGCGCCATTTTCCAGCGCTTTGCATTGGACCAAGTAAGCTCTGGATGGGTTCAAATAAAGTAAACCGGTAAACCGGTAGTAAACCGGTAGTAAACCGGTATACCGGTTTAGATAATGGCAGCTCTCCTC